TGAAATCAGTATATCAAAGAGGGTTAGGAGCATATAATACAAGTCATTCCCCATCTGTAAATTCAGCAAAACAATGGGCAATGGCACGAGTAAACGCATTTTTATATCTTATAAAAAATGGTAGACCTGAAAACCGTAAGTATGATTCTGACTTTGATTTATTACCAACAAAGCATCCTAAATACCCAAACTAGATAATGGAATACTGTATACAATTTGGTAACTTTAGAATATCATTAGGGGTATTAACAGAAACAATACAATTAGGTATATCAATAGGATATTCAGTAGATGAGTTTGCACAATTACATAAGAGTTTAAACATAGGATTCATATTCGTATCTCTGAACTTTATATTAATGAATGAAGAAACATACTAAACTATATTTAGATTACTTTGGGTATGGCATAGAAAATTTTATTCCCTGTGAATCCTGTGGCGCAAAGGCAGTAGACATACATCACATAGAAGCTAGAGGTATGGGGGGAGATAAAAAGGCTGATGATATTAAAAACCTTATGGCATTATGTAGGCAATGTCATTTAGTTATGGGTGATACTAAGACACATATGGAGTATTTAAAAAATAAGCATAAAGAAAAACTAGGATGATAATACTACCTGCACAAATAGAAGGTCTAACATCAAGAAAGGATAAGACCATTAAAGTTACCTTTGGTACACAGGAACTATCACCTTCTGATGCTGCACAGGTATTCCAACTTAACCAAAGATTCTGTTATATAGCTATAAAAGAGGAATCATTCCAACAAGATGAACTAGATAACCTAGATGATATTAAAACAGACCTAGACACAAATAAGACCCCATCACAAAGATTGAGAGGAATTTTATATATAAACTATCAACAAAACAACGAAGGATACAAAGACTTTAGCACATACTACATAGCAAAGATGGAAGTATTGTGTGAGCATTTTAAATCTAAATTAGATAAATAATAGCACAATAATAGCACAATGGCAGCAGAAGATATAATACAACATCAATTTAAAAAGGGAGAAATTGCAAACCCAAATGGCAGACCTAGAAAATATGTCAGCCTATTAAAGGAACAGGGATATAAGCTATCAGAAATTAACGATAGCATACAGGCTTTAATGTCTATGGATGAAGAAGAACTTAAATCAGTCAGCACTAATGACAAAGCAACTGTACTAGAAAAGACAGTAGCAAAAGCCATATTAAAGTCTATGGGCAATGGCAGTCTGTATTCTTTAGATACATTACTTACAAGGGTATACGGCAAACCAAAGGAACAGGTGGATATTAAGTCAGATAATAAAATAGAGGTTATCTTTGTAGATGGTAAAACCATTTTATAATGCAGATATTCTTACCTAATCCACACGCAAACCAACAAAAGATACTTGAATGTGATAAGCGTTTCAGGGTGGTGATGTGTGGCAGAAGATTTGGTAAGTCAGAACTATCACAGATACTTTCAGTTACATATGCCGTTAAAGGTCTCTCTGTTGCTTATATTACACCAACTTATGGATTGGCTAAGGTTTTCTTTGCTAAATTAAATGAATCCCTAGAATTGCCTAAAAACAAGTCTGATTTAAGAATAGACTTTCCTAATGGTGGGCAAATAGAATTCTTTACAGGGGAACGATTAGATAACCTTAGAGGTAGAAAGTTTCATTTGGTTATTATAGATGAGGCATCTTTTATCCCTGACCTTGAATCAGGATGGCAAAACAGTATCAGACCTACCCTGACAGATTACAAAGGGAAGGCAATCTTCTTATCTACACCTAGAGGTAAAAATTATTTCTATAGCTTGTTTATGAAAGCAGGTGAAAATGATTGGGCATCGTTTAAGTTTACGAGTTATGATAATCCTTTTATAGACCCACAGGAAATAGATGAAGCTAGAATGCAACTGCCAAACGTAGTATTTGAGCAGGAGTATATGGCTAACCCATCAGAGAATAGCGCAAACCCATTTGGTAATAAATTTATTCAGGATTGCGTTAAGCCAATTAGCAACCAACAAATAGTTGCATTTGGTATTGACCTTGCAAAGTCTGTAGACCATACAGTAATAATTGGTCTTGATAATGCAGGGAATGTGGCTTATTTTGACAGGTATCAAATGGATTGGCATAATACTAAGGAGAATATAAAAAGGCTGCCTAAATGCCCTATATTGGTGGATAGCACAGGTGTAGGAGACCCTATCCTAGAGGACTTACAAAGGGAAGGCATTGCAATAGAAGGTCTGAAGTTTACAAGTTCAAGCAAGCAGCAGCTAATGGAAGGACTTGCAACTGCCATACAACAGGGTAAGATAGGATTCCCTGAAGGCGCAATCACAAATGAACTGCAGGTCTTTGAATATCAATTCACGGCTAATGGTGTTAGGTACTCTGCACCATCAGGATTCCACGATGATTGCGTTATGGCATTGGCTTTAGCTTGGAACAATTTTAATCTAAAAAGGGGTAATGGCAGGTATTCATTCGTATAATTACCGTTCATCAGCTTTATTTACCGTTCATCACAAAGTTTAAAAATAGTTGGCAATATGTTTGGAAAGTGTAGATAAGATATTATATCTTTACTGTATCAAAAAAAACCAACATTATGAACAATCAATTTTTACAAGTAGCAAACAAATTTAGAAAGAACTTAATTACTGCAGGTGAACTTTGTGAAGCAGGTAGTAAATGTACTTTAGCTGAAGTTTCTGAAGTTAATGAGTTTATTTACAATGCAGAAAAAAGATTAAAAAAGTATTTAAATGCTAGACCAAAACTTAAATACCCTGTTAAAAAATACATTAGTTATTATATGTATTCTGATGTTTTAGCATATGAAGTAGTAAGACAGGTTAGTCCTACTGTAGTTGAAGTAAGAGCATTAGAAACTAAGCAGGTTGTTTTCCCTAAAGAATTTCATATAGGTGGCTTCTCTGCTCATTGCTCTGATAATTACAATCAAGCATATGAGTACACTAGCGATGAGAAAGCACCAATTAAAAGAATACACCTATCAAGCAAAGGTTGGGGGAAAGGTAGATGGGGAATGAGTGAAAAACCTTATAAGCACTATGACTATAACTTCTAAATAACCCACACAGGGGTGCGACTGAACAACGCACAAATTTAAAAACCAAAAACAAAACATATGAACTACTACGAAAAACAACTACAACAAATAGACCTTAAAAGTCTAAAAGATTTTACACCTACTATTAAAGTTTTTGCTATGAATGGACAAGATACAAAACACATAAGCCTAAACGAAGAAAGTGCAACCGCCTTAATTGAATGGTTACAAAAAAACTATATCAACAAATCTTAAAAACAAGAATATGAAACAAAAAAAATATAACAGGGAAGCAGTAATTATTCTTATATTCGCATTCTTAGTAGTTGCGATATATCAAAACATTTAAGAGCATAGACCACCCTAAGAAATTAAATATTTAAAACAACAAATAGTAATTACGGGTACTTGGGGTGGTTTTTTTAAAATAAACACAATGAAAGAAGCATTAACATTTACATATGAACTATTAAAGTTTACAATTATTTCAGTTCCTTTAGCTTGTTTAGTATATATAATTGCAGTATCTTTATCTAAAATCAAGCAGCTATGTGGGACAAAATAAACGTTTGGCAATACCAACAGATTTATAATGCTCTTAACTCAAAAGAGAAAGATGCAACAGATTTAGACCTAGAAGTGAAATTAGTAGGCATAGTCAACAATATGACTGAAATGCAAATAGATAGCCTGCCTTTGAATGAATATAAGGAGTTGAGTAAAACCATAGCTTTTTTAAATGAGCCAATAAAAGGTAAGCCTGTTAAGTATATAAAAATATCAACAAGCAAAAGATATAAGATTAATTATGATGTTAGTAAGATGCCATTTGCAAGGTATATAGAAAGTAAGGTGTTTAGTGAAGACTTATACGGTAACTTACATAAGTTAGCAGCTACAATGGTAATACCACAGAAGCGCAAGTTTGGTATTTGGTTTAATGAAAAGTACGATGCTAGTAAACATCAGGAATATTCTGATGATATGTTAACCGCAAAGTTTTTACACGTATATCACTCGTTGGTTTTTTTTTATCAAGTATACAGAAATTGGATAGAAGTTTCACAGGGTTATTTGGAGAACAAGATGGTGGCAGCAGGGATGAATCAGGAACAAGCGAAAGAGGTGGTTC